CTCGCAATCGCCTTGCAAGTTGCGGAACGCTTTCGCCCTCCAACCTGCCTTGTGATAATTGTTCAAATATCTTTCGTTTGGTCTTTCCTGGTATGTCTAACAATCCTACACGCTTACCCCCTTCCGATAATATGACGGCTTCTGTTTCGTCTAATATGCTTATAGCAAGATTGATTGTTGCCCCCTCGCCACCAGCACCAGCCGCGACATTAGCACTAACGCCACCGCCTCCCCCAATTAGACCTGAACCAATTATGCTTCTCTGCGTTGCCCTGCTAATGCGTTTATAGTGTGATTCATACACGATTGTCAGGTCATTTATTATCTTTTCCGTGTTTAATGCAGCGTTTATCATTGCCGCATCCATTGCGTCTTGGCTTGCGTCTTTTGTCGGGATAAACTCAATTTCAATATTACTAACAGTAAAATCTTGATTCTGAGGAATATCTTTGTTTACAGGAAAATCAACAGTATGGAATCTCTTTGGTTCATTGGTATCACCCAACACCTCAAGTGTTGCCCTCTCCACTTCCTCGCCAAATTCTTCCAATACTTTCAATATGTCAATCCGAAACTTGCGCTCAAGTTTCAACATATCTGCATCAAACTTCCGGGCCATGCGTAACTGTGCGCGTGTTGGTCTGCCGGGTCGTGACTGCTGAAAGATAATCCTGTCGGTAATGTTGAATTCGTCTGGATGATCTTCAAACGCCTGTGGCAAGTCACGCTTACGGCCAAAAATACCTTTTGAGGTCACTGGTGTTGTTCCAGAAAGTTCTATTTCCTCAACCATAGGCTTACCAGTGATACCGTCAAAACCCTCAAGCCTCACAATCTGTTTGCTTTTATTGTTTTTGGAAATAACTGTAATCAATAATTAATCCTTACAATTCGACCACCAAGAGGGAAACAATCTGCTTTTCCGGTAACTGTCTTTGTTTCTGTACACTCACGACCCGTGCTGTCTAAGTACTTCATAGTGATCACACAACTGCCTGGCACAATACTTTTCGCGTCCTTCGTTTCTACCTTTGTTTTGTCTACCATAATTTTACCCAAATATTAAAACTATAACCGCGCAAATAAATAAGCCAATCCACATCTTAAACTCTAATGCAGTCATCTTCCAATGTTTTGCCGTAAATAATTCTTCAACTTCTTGCGGAAGTTTCATTCGTCACCAACCTCCAACTGATTAAACGTCCTCAGATATACCTTGTCTGCATCTTCCACACTCAACCCCTCTGCCTCTCTTGCATCGCTGACCTTGGCCCATCCTGCCGTAACACCTGCGCTTATACGGGTAACCTTTGAGTTTTTATCTTCCTGCAACGCCGCAACATTCTTATTATTATATCCAACATCAAGTGACTTATCATTATCAAATTCGACTAACAACTGACGTTTCATTGTTTGTCCAAACACCCTCTGTGTCGGAATGATATTCCCTGTCCATGCAAGCTTAATAAATGCGGTTACCGTTGCCCCTACCTTTGTGGACTCCAAGCCGGAACCAAAGTTTACAACAACAGGATTGATACCAATTGCCGCACACACCCGTTCTTCGCTTATATTTCTAATATCAGTCAAGGCCAAGTCCTTCGCGTTAAAGCCAAAGGTTTCCAGCTTCATCGGAACTGTAGTGACCATCGCTTCGCCTTTGTTATCGCCTCCAAACTTAGTCTTAAACTTTTCTGCAATTGCTTTTGCATCGTCAACCTCAATACCTTCATTCTCGCCAGGACTGATCACCACGCCCGGAATACCCATGTTCCTCAATATTGATGCGCTATAATTTGCGGCTTGATCGTCGGTAACAACCTCACGCAATACCGCACCAAGCGGAGAAAGCCCGGACCTTATATTTATTGGGTCAATTCCAAAGCGATAATGTACTATGTCCTCCGGTGGTATTTGTATAGGGATGCCATTGGGATTATATTCGTAATGATCTATATACACAGAGGCATCGTTCATGTTGCCCTTTGGACTCACCATCCAGTGTGGCAAATACCAAAGCTGTATTACCTGACCAAGTGCGTTCCTTACCTTGTGCCAGTATACATTACCAGCAATAGACCATGACAACATTGATGCCATGATTAATGATTCGTATGAATAAAAAGGGTTTGGGTCGTCTATAAGATCAAGGAATGGATGTGTTACAACTGCTTCGACTTCGCCTGACGCAAGGTTGCGTTCTAATTTAACGGGTGCTTCTGGAAATGTACGCATCACCCATTGAACGGGTGACATAATTACGTTGGAACCTAAACCCGTACCGACCTCTTTTGCATAGTCGAATTTTGTACCGGGTAGACTTATTGTAAAATTACTACTGCGAGGGTGTTGGGTGTCAACCGCCGCAACAGATTGTGTATGTTGCTTGACGGGCCATGACATTAAATCATTAAACTTCAACAGCTTCCCCTTGTTGTTCGATTAATGTTTTTCTGTTTTTCTCTCTTATCTGAAAGAAAGTATATTTTTTGCAATAACAACGTTGCCAATCAAAAGGCTTATCGTTATTGAATAAATGAAATTGTCTGACCTTCCCACCACCAATGCGTTGTTGTTTGCATGTTTTCTTTTTGCTCACACGGCAACCGCCTTTCGCTTCATTCTGATCATTGGTTCTAACGCATAGCGCACATTATCAGGAACGTGATTTGATTTGTCAACAGGAATATTTAATATTTCTTTGGTCTGTGCGTCTTGCTTCCAACGGTAATTACTGAAATCATCCCATGCCCCGGTACATCTTTCGTGAATTACTATTCTCCGGAACGATCTCAAGAACCTGATACCGTCCTCAACACTTCCAGGCCCCTTCTTTGCACCGAGTATATCAAATCCAAGCCGTTTCATGTGGCTTATGCTTGCAGGGGATGAACTGTCAGCCCTGATACGACCTTCACGTATACCCGGAATTGTGTCAAATGCGGCCTCATAATCTGCATAATCAACGCCATGTCCATAAAACTCATAATCAATGTACAAGTCCTTATCAATTATAAACATGCTATTGATAGCCATTGGGTCGCCTGAAAACCCCCAATCTGCCCCGTAATGCTTTTGAACACATGCAGGAGTTTCAAACGCTTCTTTGACTATCCTGTCACCAAATATACATGCGTCATGATGCTTTTTAAGACCACCTTCCCAAACCCAATCATATTTTTCAGGGTCAACTTCACGATCATATTCCATTTGCTTCCTGGATATTTCAGGAAAAAATTTATTATCCCGGTAAGTCATGTGTGCAATGGCACAATCAGGGTGGGTATTTGCAACAAACTTCTGATATGTTGGCGCGTCCTCAGTCTCCGGGTTAAAGTTTACCCATATTTCAGAACCATCTTTGCTTATAGTCGGCTCCAATACGTCCCAACTATCCTGGGACATCTTCTCTGCTTCCTCAATCAAACATATATCAATACCTTCAAGACCCTTGATCTCGGTTGCGTTGTGACGCACACCCATGAATATAAACTCAGAACCGCATTTCGAGTATATCGAGGACTTTTCAATATCAAAATACTGATCAAGACCGAGGTCACTTATCCTGACACGCAAGGTTTTATGGATTGAATCACGGATTGATTTTTGGAGTTCTCTGGTGCAGAGTACAAGGGTTGGATGATAAGCGGCACGTGTTATAACGGCATCGACAAAACTGTATGTCTTTGAACTTCTCCGGCCACCATACAAAACCTTAAACCGTTTGGTTGAGCCGATTACCTCTAAAGCCTTATCCGGCATATACAAATCAACGGTTTTAGTCACCATCGTTTTTGGGTGTTGATGTGAAATTTATATGAAATTGCGGTGTATCGCCTGAATCTATTTTCCCCGAATGCTCAACTTCTGATTTTTCACCATATCCACGCTTTCGGCCCTTAGTATTCAAATGATACTTGATAAGCTGTGCATCGCCCTTCTTGATTCCCTTCATCAATGCAATCTCTGTGAAGTCCAGGTTATACTCTTCCAGCCCTTCAATATATCTCTGTAAGTCCTTTGACCTCTGTATACGTTCATACAATGCACTGTATGTAATACCAAGCTGTGAGGCGGCATACGTTGGCTTACCATACGATGCTTTCATTGCCGCTTTAATTTGTTTTATCGTAACACCCATTTATATCAAGATTTCTCAAGACTCCATTCAATCGCCTCACCATTCAATTTAATCTTATTATTGCCTGTATATTCCACATATCTCTGAACGATTACATCGACATAAACAGGGTCAAGTTCCATGCCATAACATCTGCGCTTTGTCTTTTCGCAAGCGATTAAGACACCACCTGCACCCAAATATAAATCTACACATAAGTTTAACCCCTCACACCATTTATCAAAAAACCATTCTGTTAAGGCAATCGGTTTTTGTGTAGGGTGATAACGCTTATGGTCAAACTCTTTTTCAGTGCCAAATATTCTAGCCCATTTCACCCTTGCAATATCTCTTTTATGCCTTGCCTTTGACCAACACAACTCAAAACAAGAACCATACATTTTATCAGCCGAATCTTCTAATCTTTTATCCCATACAACCCACGAACCATCATTTTTACCTTGCAATAATTCTGCGTAATAATCAGCACCCCACATAAATACTTCTTTGCAATAATCAAAATTATTAAAGACTGTTGTTATTAATTCAGGCTTAAAATCTTTATGGTCGCCAATTACATTATTATGTTTTTTTCCTCCAAAGCTGTTTTTTGCTTCTGCAAAATCTAATCGTGACTTTGCGCCCGACCAATCAGCATTTAGCCCCATTCCGTATGGTGGGTCACTATAAACAACATCAGCCTTATCCCCATCCATCAGCACCGCAACAATCTCTTTGTCGGTACTATCACCACACAACACCCGATGATTGCCAAGCTCGTACAAGTCACCCAATTGACTTCGTGGTATCTCCGGCTTTGCCGGAGTTGCATCTTCTTCGCCTGTCGGTTCTTCTTCATCTGCAAAACCCACCAGTTCTTCTTCCTCGAAACCCCAATCAATCAAGTCCTCAATTTCAAACTCATTCGCAAGAATATCAAAGTCAAACTCACCTGTATTTTTATTCGACCTGATATTATATTCCTGGAACTCTTTCTCTGTAAGCTTACGGTTAGGCACCCGGACATCTACCTCAAAATCAGGGCTTTCTATTTCCGCCAGTACCTTCAACCGCATGTGTCCGGCAATTATAGTATTATCAAAATCAATAACGGGTATCTCTGCAAGGCTGAACTTGATCAATGATTGTTTCAGATCGTCATACTGTTTATCAGTTAATCGCCGGGGATTCTTCCCGTATGGTATTAATTCGCCAATTCTCTTTGTTACTGTTGTCCACTTTAGTTTATCCACGTTTCTCCTTTACCACAATAAAAGACATTCCCATCAAGCACCACCACAATAATATAATCGGTATCGTTCCAAAGCTAAATTGATTCTGTACCAAGTACGCAACCACTGAACAAGTAAGCGATACCGTCAGAACGTCACCTTCCACACATCGCCTGTAAACCATACGGAAGAAAGCGTACAACATAAAGAAGTAAGATGCAATCCCAATTAAACCCCGGTTACAAGCCACATCTAACAAGTCCTGGTGTATTCTGCTTTGCCTTTGGTGAGTATGTGGATGATCAAAATACGTTACAACTTCGTTCTCTTTGCTGTCAATCAATGCTATACATGGTTCTGACACATCGTTCCTCTTTGCAAAATAATTACAATATACAGTTCTTACATTGTCCTGACCAACTCCAAACAATGGATAATCCTTTATAATATCAAGCCCTGTCATATATTGCCCAATTCTAAGCGTTGGCATTTCTTTAAATCTTGCCAATAACGACCCCTTATTGTTTACATTAAATCCGATTGTCACGCACGATACCACGCCAACAAGTATCCAGAACAAAAACTTATGCTTTGAGAATATACGCTCTCTCATAAAAAACACAAAGAGTCCTGACGATATTACAAATGCAATGAAACACGCTTTACTTCTCCCAAAGTATAATCCGGATACAAACACCAAAAGAACGGGCACGTACAACAATTTATTTCCAGTAATCAATTTCAAGTACACAAGGGGAATACACATTGCGACAAATGCGGAATAGAAAGCCGGATTGCCAAACGATGAAAATGAACGAGGCGCGCCATCAGTCTCAAATATGCGTTGCCAATGGTAAGGGTCTAAATCGATGTATTGACACCCTGCATAAACCGTTGCGATCATACCACAAAGCAATATGATATTAACCGTGTTGCGTATGTCCTTCGTGTTAAAGTAATTGGTTATCGTGAAGAACGCTATCACGCAACAGCATGTGAGTAGGTAACCGTCATATCTCAGGAACGCACCTTTGAGGCTTATCCAAGGGTTGAGCGAGTTAATCACAGACACCCCGGAGCAAAAGAGCATTATCAATATTGATACAATAAACAGATTATTAATGTTCAGCTTGATCCGCTTACTTTGAAAACCCCAGGTTGCCATGATAAGCCCGGTGAATACATAGACAGCAATCAGCTTTGACAAATCAAACGCACTGAGGAAGTGCGTATCAAAGTATAATATAACCGTTACGATTAGTCCGTTTATGAGTGTGATCATTATTCGTCTTTCAATAGTTCCTGCATGCTGTTTTTCCCTTGCCCGGTATTTATGGTTTCCTTGCCCTTGTCATAGTCAGCAATTATGCATCTAAATTTATGCATATAATCAAAACAAGTACTCTCTTTATATATGCACACCAATAGTTCATGTAGCCAAATTAAAAACTCTCTGTCTTTCATAACTTATCCCAATCAGGTATATTTGCAAATTCTTCATCAAGTTGCGACTTAAATTCGTCAAACTCTTTTTCACTTAATTCCTTTGCTTCCTTTGCGGCCTTAATAATCCCTATAACCAATTGAATGGCTGTTGGTATTAGCGGTGCGATTGCTGGCATGTTAGAACCCCTTAAATTATAATAAATTTCAAAATTAAATTCAGTCATATTCCCGTATTATTCCATGGATTATTGCGGCCATCCTTGCTACCTCAACCAATGCGGCTTCGTACTCTTGAGTACTAACAAACGAATCGATGCTTACCATGTGGCCCCACATTGCATGTGCTTTTATCAATATTTCCTGACCATCTGCATAAGCGTCTTGCATTGCAAAGCAATCTGCCTCGCTTATTACTCCGGCCTCGCATAAATCCTTTGCAGTTTTTGCCGTTGCAATGAACACATCTTTCGTGGTCTTGAGAGTTATCCCGGTTGATGTTTTCGTGTCCATATTTTTACAACCGACAATCATTGCACTACATACAAGAAACACCATGAAGCATAAAATAATTTGTAGCGTTTTAGTTTTCACTATTTATCCCCTTTACAATTCATATCGTGTTGAATCTTCGCCAAATGTGACAGCCGAATATCTGCCGCATTGATCGCCTGATTCGCATTAGAATAAGTGCCAAGCACCGTCGGCCATAGGAAAATGCTTCTTGCCACATTACCGCCAGTGAATCCTTTTTTAGATGCGGCCTCTTGTTTCAATCTGTTTGCCTCGGCAATCTCAATTGCAATTTCCTCACAAGTCAATCCATAATCACCATTCTGAATTGATTGAACCATTGTCGGATTTGCACAACCAGCGAAAAGCAAAACAAATAATACTAATATAAAATATTTCATTAATCACCTGCCTTTCATATAATCTATAATCACTTCCCTTGCCGCATCAAATCCGGCACACCATTCCGCTTTATACCCTGCGGTGTTCATTTCGTCAAGAAACCATCTTTGATCTTCTGACACTTTGCACCGGGTAGCACCGATGTTTTTCATTTCAATAAACAATCCACAATACTTCTTATTCGGTATTGGAATAAATAAATCACTCACGCCCTTGAGCAATCCTTCGCGTTTTCGTATTTTCCCAATCAATGCCCGGTTAGCACCCCCGAGCATTGCTCCATTCGGAATTGAAAATATTATCTTGCCTGGATATTGTAGCTTAAACCATGCTATCAATAATTGTTGTTGTTTACTCTCAGTCACGGCTTTCCTGCCTTATCCGCAATCGCAAGGGTTTCTTCATTAGGGCGTTTATTTCTTCTTCTGGAGTTAGGCTCATTTTATATTCATTTCACAATCTGGCTCTGAGCAAATAGCAATGTTGCTATTCCATGAAACTACGTGTCGCCTTGAACCTTCTTGTATTATATGTTTCTTGCGTCCATTCATCCCATTGTGATCCATTATATCTTCGTATATTTCTTTAAACTCTTTGTTTTTTGGATGGTCTATACTCATTTCACCGACTCCTCACAATCTGATATGCTTTTAAACACTTCTTGGCCTTTTCTTGCAAAAAGAGGATAGTATGACCAACCGCCTTCAACCCTCTTGATTGTACCTATCTTATCTTTGTCACGGAAAACACTTCGATTATTGCCTACGTCACGCCATAGGAAGGTTATCATTTGCTTAATTCCTTAATACATTGCATTATTGGCATTACAACCTGTGGCACTATTGCATTTCCGAGTCCTTTAATTCTTTCTGTTCTGTCGGATACCACCTTTTCATTGCATTCAATCTCCCTAATTCTGACAAGCATTTTGAACTGCACGACTTGTGTTTTTTTGAATGATTTGGAACAAATATGTTTCCACATACAACACAAATCTTGGTTTTCTTTAATCCTCTGCCCCAGCTTCCATTCTTCATATGCTCTGAGACATGACACTTCGGACATAGAATCATTATAGTTTTCGGTTTCAATTCTAAGTGATGTCGGTTCAACTTGGTTTTGGTCGCACCACATTTTTTGCAAGATTGACCTTCGAGTGAGATCAATCGCTGTGATTGCTTTCTCAGTGTTGCCATCTTCATATCCATATCTCCTTATAGTTCTGTGTAATGAATTGGGTATCCCATTAGCCACTCTACCCACTGAGGGTTCAACTGGCCAGACTGCTCCGATACCATCATTGATAACTGTACTTGCTTCCCCTTCTCTAGTCTCCTCCTTATTGCTGGAGTTGATGCGTTGCCCCTGTCCCTGTTGTCTGATGCTTGAGGCGTTGGAAACAATCCAGATTCGTTGTCGTTTGTGTCTGGCATCGACGCTGACAGCTCCAATATTAAGCGTCTGCACTTCGTACCCTTCACTTTCCAACTCAGTAATGCAATTGTCGAGTTCCATATTGATGATTCCAGGCACATTTTCGCCAATAATCCAACGTGGCTTTGCTTCTTTAATAATACGCAACATCTCATGCCAGAGGAAACGGTCATCTTCCTTGCCTCTTTGCTTCCCGGCAACGGAGAACGGTTGACATGGAAAACCTCCGGTGAGAAGGTCAATTGTTTCTGTTCCTGCATATTTATATTCCTTTATATCATCAAATATCGGCACATCAGGCCAATGCTTATTTAATACTTTCTGGCAATATTTATCCTGTTCAACAAATGCAACTATATTGTGATTATAACCCCATACATTTCTAGCTGCGAGACTAAACCCACCTATTCCGGAGAACAAATCTAAGTGATTCATAATATTATTTATTCAAGGTACATACCCTGATTGGATCCCTTTCAAAAATCCAGTGCTATTAGCACATATATACCCTGAATAGGCAATACTATCTACTTTCTGAAACTCCCCCAATTGAATATTATCACCTGTTTCGACTCTCTAAACCTATCAATTACACGTTCACCAACTATATCCGTAAGCCCGGCCATATCCAAGTTTGTAACCAGAAATGTCTTGAGCCTGTTGTTGTATCGGTCATTAATAATCTCGGTAAGATATTGCTTTTCAGTATCGGACCCGAACTGAACACCGATTTCATCTATAACCAAGAACGGTATCTCCTGACCGTATTTCCTAATAATTGATATTTCTGAAACCCGTTGATCTTTCCATGATTGTTTAATCTCCCGAATCATCTTGACCATTTCAACGTACTCTGCCCTGTGCCCTGCCGCAATCACTTGGTTGATCTTTGCCACCGCGAGATGTGTTTTGCCAGTGCCAACGCCACCACTTATGATCGTGTCATGTAGTTTACCGGATATGGTTGTCCTGGCATTTACCTGTCCTGGCCTTGTTGCCTCGTAATTATCAAAAGAGCAATCTTTATACCGAGCAGGAATACCACAGTTATCGGTGTATAGTTTTTGGGCGTTATCCATGTTTAATTGTCCTCCTGATCTTCACAAAAGAAAAATATTGTCCTTAATGACAATGCCCCTTTTTGAACAGAAGTTACACAAGCCAAACATTTTCACCAATGTTTCACCAGAAAAACACCAGGATTCAATTCACGTAACTCCATACTTATCAATTCATTATAACAGCAGAATAAACACCAGTTGTGCATCTTGATTTATTATTGGCATTCATTATCTTCTCTTTGTCTTTCATATTCAATTTCCCAACAGTCAAAACAAAGCGGTTCTTCTCCTTCTGGGCTATAGATATATTTAGGCCAGATGTCCGGTTCGATCTTTTTGCTACAGACCATGCAATACTTAGCCTCACTCATTTCTTCTCAAACCCCTCCAATCCTGCATTATAATCAATGTCTTTTAAATTCCACTTGTCTGGTTTGGTTTCGGTTGAAGTGCCGTTGTTCTTTGGTTCATAAAAATCTTGCCAATTACAATCAATCGATTGTTCGATAACCTTTTTAATATCATGCCCTGCTTCCCGGAACCGATCAAGTTTTTTAAATGCTCTCATTTGTGCAGAATCCGTCATCGGCTTTTTTATCAACTTTCTCATTTCTAAGAACTCAGACCATAATTCAGAAGAAATATGACCAGGTATTTCAATACACTTCCCTTTCCCTTTCTCTTTCTCTTTCTCTTTCTCTTTCTCTTTCTCTTTCTCTTTGAG